TAGCGCTCTTTCCGCTTCGCCTGCGCCCATCTGGCGTCCCAAGATGTCTGTCTGCGCACCTAGACTCGTCATGCCAAGTCCGGCAAGCTGACCCGCTGCGCCTGTGCGCAAGCCGATGTCTGACATCAGGCGCTGCGTGCCGTAGTCGAGCCCTTCGCCCGCAATGCGCGCCTCTAGCTCACGCACTGCAACGTCACGCGCTGCCTCGCGCTCGCCTTCGGCAATGCCGCGGCGTGTTGAGTCAAAGCCTGCGCCGCCAAGCGCTCGTGTCATCTGACCGGCTTCGGTTGAGCGGGCGATGTCCTGCTCGCGACGTAAACGTGCGCGCGTTGGGTCCATGATTAAGTCGGTGTACTCTTGCGCGTACTGCGCGCGCTGCGCTGACAGCTCTTCTGGCGTCATCGTCGCGACGTCTTCCACAACGCCAGACGCCGTTGCCAGTTCACTTGGCAGTGAGAGCTGCCCGTAACCGTATAGTGCGCGCTGCTGTGTCGGCGTAAAGCCTGCTACGCGCTCACCCTCAAACGTCTCGAATGGCGTGCCAGCAATTTCACGGGCAAACGGAAGAAGCGTCTCCTCCATAAATTTCTGCTGGATCGGGTCCATCTTACTTGTTGTGGTTTTCGTAGTACTCATTAGAGCAACTCCATCTCGTAGTGTCTGTAGACTTCGCGAAACGGCGACGCGCCTACATATTTATCAAATCCCTTGCGGCCATCCGCCTCGATGCCATCTAGCTCCGCGCGTTTTGCAAGCTCGGAGAGCGTTGCGATCGTTTCGTCCATCCACTCGTCCATTCGTGTTCCGCCCATAAACTCAATTTTTAGGGTAGTCCTTCGAGGGTGTTTCACAACGCATGTCGTCAGCGCCGCGGTCAACTTGTCCTCTAGGTAGATGCACCACAAGACTGCACCTCCACCTCGTATGTCTTCGATGACGTCCTCAACGGTAGCATTGTGCTCCTGACGTCGTATCGCCGGTGTGAGTAGCTTCATAGCGTCATCCAGAAACTCGTCTAGGCACTCTGGGATCGCCGGTAACACCCTCACATTTGGCGTTTGCCTGAATTGTATAACATTATTACTCATTTGGCTAGGACGGAGGCGTGGGCCATGTTGGGTTAGCAGGATCGGTCGTGTTTGCGGGTAAATCGCGGAGCTGCTGACGGTACGTCGCCCACTCCGCTTTCTTGGCGTCGGTTAGCGGGCTGTCGGCGGCTTGCGTCCAGTCGGATTCGAGAAGCAAGATTTTACGGTACTCACGAAAGTCGATCCACGCCTGATCTATTGCGTCTTGCTGCCTACGGTCTGCGTAGCCATCCACAAGTTGCCCATCGACGACATGCGTTTCGTTTGGCCCCGCAGCACCATCAATGTATGCCTCACCGTCTTTTAAGTTTAACGAAATTAAGTCTTCATCAATCACCATGGACTGACGGATCATACCCGTTTCGACGTTGTAGATTACAATAGACCTCATCGTTTCACCTCTAGCACCTCACCCATTTGGTCGTGGACGCGCAAGTGGGTTGCGCCGTTGTGCACATTAAAAGACGCAATATAGGGCTGGTATACAACAGTTCCCGTTAATGTGTCTTCAAATTCATAGACATTTGTATACTGCGACATGCCTCTGTGAAAATAACTCACAGGAATATAACCAAGTACTAGCGGTGTCCCATTAACTATTTTTCTTATAGCAAACTGGTAGTCAATTCCGGCAGTGTCAGTTCTTGTGCCTGTCCCGCCACCAGTAAGACCACCCGACCAACTTGTAAGAATACTTGTCTTAAATATAAACCTAATTATCGCTCGCTGTCCCGTTCTGGTAGTAGTCAGTGATAACGCTAAATTTGAGCCAGAGTTAGAACCGCCATATGATGCATGGTCGTAGTTATAAGTGGTGGCGATTTGCGCGGACGCACCTTTTGTGACAGCATTTGTTGCAATTTGAGTTGTATTTACCCCACCATTCTTAACAACTAAGTTTCCACCGCTCGTGTCTAGCGTCACGCCGTCCAAGTTAATGACGTCAACGTCTAGCGTCTTAATGTTCGCCGCCGTGATGTTGGCGTTCTCCATATAAACGCCCGCCGGCACCGTAACGCCATCCACAACGCGTGCAGACGTGTAAACCTCAAACGGCGATGCAGGCGTCGCTGCACCGCTCGTGTCGACGATCTTGAAGGCGTCCGCTGTGACAGTAAACGTGCTTGTCGGCGTCGCATTGTTGGCCGTGCTAATTAAGCCAAAGCCGGATACGTGGCCGTTGTTATTAATCTTAACGGCGTACTTGCCTTCGATGCCGTTAATTGAACTAGCGTTCGTACTAATGTTTGTTGTGTTACTGCCAACTGTCGTTGACAGCGACGTAACGCTAGAAGACAGAGCGGATACGTTACCGTCCAATGTTGAAACGCTAGATGTCAGCGTCGTCACGGCGCTAGAGTTTGCCGCGATATCGCTTTCCGCGCTAGTTAAGTCTGTCTGCAAAGACGTAATCGCCGTAGCATTCGAGCTGATGCTACCTTCTGCGCTTGTAACGCGCGTCTCTAAGCCAGACACCGCGCTTGCGTTTGCCGTAACCTCGCCGTCTAACGTTGTAAAGTCTGACTGCAATGTCGTGACATCCGTCTGCAATGACACGGTGTCCTCGGTTACTTGACCAAATGTATACTCTGTGCCATCGGCAGCCGTGTACTTCACCTGAACGTCTTCATCGAGGTAGACGTTCTCACGCTTTTTCAGGCAAAGCGCAAGCTCCTGCTCAATGATGTCGTTACGGATGTTTTCCAGTTTATAGTCATACGTCGGGCCGGCGACGGGTAGCTTCTTCATCGCTTGCTCCCCTGCCTAATGTCAACGCGCATGTCGCCGACACGCCAGTCGCTGTTCTTGGCGCCCGTTACCTTTAGCTTCACTTGGCGGCCAGTAAATCGCACGTCTGTCTCAGCGGTCAACGTAAATGGCCCGTGCGTGCTCTCATCTGCATTCGGGTACAGGCGGCTCGTAAACGTCGCCGTGACGTCGCCTAAGTTGCGCTCGTCAGGTATGAGGCGCGTGACCACAGCCAAGTTATCACCCTGACCGATTTCAATTGGCCCCGTCTCAGCAAAAGGATCGCTGCCGTCGTAGTTCCAGCCAACCTCGTGATCGTACACGTAGCCGTCCGCGGTTGCCATAATAGGCTGGCCGAAGATGCCGCCGTCAGTGCCCGCGGTGCGGCCAAGCTCGCCAATTGTCCATGTGTTGTTGCGATAGCTCCACGCGGCGTAGCGATTGCACTCGTTACTGTCTCCGCTTGGATACAGCCACCACACTTCGCCATACTTGGAGTTGTTGAACGCCGTCACACGCGTGATCTGGCTTTCGTTAAGATTGCGGAACACGTAGTCAGCGATTGGGCTTTCCAAGGGACGCACGGCGCCGTCGTAAATCCAGAAGCCGTCGCGACCCATCCACACTGCCCCTACGTCAACTTGCACGACGCAGCCTTGCGACGCAGCGCCGCATCCTGTGCCTACGCGGTCAAAGCGATACACGAACGGCTGGCCCAAGTATGTGGCTAAGTGTGCATCGATGTCGGTCAGTATCAGCGTACCGCCGCGCACTTTGGAGCCGGTGACAATCTTGCCGTTGGTCGCCAGTATCTGGTTACCGGCTTGGTTTGTCGCCGACGCAGTCCACTCAGTGTTGTTTTCTTGGTCGCACCAGTCGATGCGCCGCGGATCGTTCTGCGCGCCGAGCGCAAAGATGATGCGCTCCTCTGTGACGATGACCCCGTCAACGCCGACAGGCGCGTTGGCGATTACCGACGCTGTGCCAGAAGCCAAGTCCCACTCAAACATGCGTCCATCGCTGGATAAGACGCCGACGAGGTACTCGCCCCAGTTATCCAAGCTCCACGCAGCCGCTGGCGTTACAAGCGTTGTAGACGCCTCTGGACGTGGCGTGCCCCACTCATCAGCGCCGTATGCGCCAACGCCGTAGCCCACGGAGCCTGTCTGCGTGGCGGAGCCCGCCGTTAAGTCTGCCGGAGTGATGTCGCTAAGTGTGTTTCCCGCCTCAAACGCGTACAAGTTAGAGTTCGTGCCAACGGCCAACCAACGCGTGCCATCGTTCTCGCGCCAAGTATGCATTGCGCGCGGGATGCCGGTAAGCTGGCTGGCGACGCGTTTACGCCACCCGTTGATCGGCTGGAGGACGCCATTGTAAAAGCGGACGAGTGACATATCG